TCCTAAATCCAATGTTTTTAGAGAAAATGTCCTGACACTCATCAATAACAATCAGTGCCCCAAGCGGACACCAGCAGAAAAAGTGTTGCCAGAGTTCAATCCCTTCCGCATCCCTTGAGAAGATACGAATAAGGCGAGTAGTAGACGGAAACTCTATATCAAGACGCTTCTGAATAGCATCAAGTGGTTGCATCCCTTCAATGTTCGTGACAACAACGCGCCCCGCCTTTAGTGCTTCAAAAATAACAAAGTAAGCAGCATAAGCGGACTTATAAGAGCCATTAGCACCCGTTCTAATCGTGATAGCCATCGTTAAAACCTCGATACCGAAATAACAAACGCAGTGGTAAAGCCTGTAAATATGATATTTATCGCTTGCGGTATTTTAAATAAGAACGCATAAAAGCGTAATTCATCAGGCAAAGCATTAAACGTTAATATGATGATTTGAGTGAATCCAATCTCATTTAATAGATATGAAGCTGTTTTATATGAAACGGACAAAGAATAAACCATAAATTTCAACTTTAAATAAACATAAGAAGCATTGATATAAACGGTCAATTGGTCAAAATAATCTGGAATATTCAAAAAGAAATCAATGATAGTCTGAAAGAAATCACCGATTGACTGAACGATTAATAATAATGACTCCATTATTTTCGACTCCCTAAAATTGCTTTGACTGCAATAACTGATGCAATAAACAAGATTACAGCAGCAATTAAATTAGCTTGGTCAATAAAAGCAGGTAATACGCCGGACTTTAAATTTAATTGTTTGCCATTGGGTAATACAAAATCTAGTGAATGCTCTTTATATTGACCGCCGTTTAATTGCGACACATCAAAGCTAAATATCTTTTTAAACTCATCAATTTGTTGCTCATATTGCCGTTTTAACTCTTCAGTATCAGCAAGAACGGAATCAAGCAAATCAGGCTTATAAAGGCCAACAGTATCAAAATCGACCTTTCCTTTGAACTCACGACTAACATAAGAGCCAGTAGAAAATGCATCAGATAGAGCGTCTAGACTGCCTTTAATCTCACCAGTTTGAGCATTGAGAGCTTCGACAACGGAGGAGCTATCACCGCCGCCAGTACCGCTACTGGATTTAATAGCGTCAACAATGCTAGCCGTATTAGTTAAACCATGTTCAAGAAGAACTCCAACACCCGAACCTATATTGTTATTAACATCATATAACTGCCTGTTGGTTTCGTCTAATTTCCAATCCAGAGGGCGAACAACATCCTTTATTCCATTTAAAGTGGTGTTAGTGCCATCCGCAGCAGAATAAATAGAACGATTCAAGCCACTAATCGAACCCATAAAACTATTGAATTGTTGTTCGGGGAGACCACCAGAGCCAGAGTTGCTAGAATTATTAATACTATGAAGCGTGGTTAAAATAGAATCCAAAGATTCAGAATAATTAGGAGTTGGATTATTAGCCATATTGGAAAGTATATTTGATTGACCACGATTAACTTCAATTAAGTCAGCAAGTAAAGGTGAAATTATATGAGTGGATTTAGCCACCTCGGCATTCATATAAGCACCAATTCGTAAAGCCTTTGCTAATTGTGCGGATGATGAATCAAGACCGGAGATAACACCGGGCATGACTTCAAGTTGAGCCTGTATAACGTCATTATAATGAGGGTCTGTAGGGTCAGGATTAGAGCCGCCGTTGTCAGTACAAGTACCGTTAGCGTCACAAGTGCCATTAGTATCATCAGAGCCAGTACAGGTATCACCAGTTGTCACAAAATAGCCCGTACAATATTGAAGTTCATCAGAACAGGTCCAAGTATTTTGCCCCTCGATACCCTCCTCAGCTCTACAACCATCAACACAAGCGGAAGCAATACGAGCAGTGCCAAGCGGCCATTTTAAAGACGGAGTATTTCCAATTGGGCAAACGGCAGCATGAGACGCAAAGGAGGTCAGGAACGCGAGCAGTAAGAAGAGAATGAAAAGAGCGGTATTGATTGCGCTACGCATGTAACCCCCCAGAAGTAAGAAAAAACGCCCCCAATCAGGAGGCGTTGATACCAGTGTAGACCCCGTAAACGAACGCCCCACCAGTAGACAAAGCAATAAGAACAGTGATGACGTCCGAAACGAGTTCTAACATGTTATTTCATTGCACCTACAATCATGCGCAGACCAAAGCCAACGGCAGCCATTGTAATTAAGCCAACAACAACAAGGCTGTAGTTTGACTGGCCAGAAGTAACAGCCGCTTCGATAGACTCTGGAACAGTAACAGCGAATGAACTTGCAGAAGCTACCGCAGCAGTAACACCAGTTGTGATAGTTGCAGCGTGTTTTTTCATGACGTTGATAAATTTCATAGTATTTACTCTCTTTACTAAGTTAATGATTAACCTCGACCGAGGCCTTTTAAAATACGACCCAAAATATGACCGGACACAAAGGACAATAATAAATAACCTGTTACGTCCGTATATAATTGAGAGTCGATAGTTAACGAACCCAGTGAATTGCTTTGTAATTGTTCCAACTCACTAGGCGTTAATATGACGTAAGTACAATCAAACCCACTTGGGGCAAGCATTAAATAGCCGTTGTATTGTATTACGCAGTTAGACATGACTAATCCAAAGGTAAAAGAATCATTTCACGGCCAATTTCAATATCACCATAGCGACCGACCGTAAAAGAATTAACAGACAAACGATATTTACCTGCAACATAAGCAGGTTGACCATCTTGAATTTTTACCTTGCATTCAAGTGGGAATTTACCGCCCAAATGAGCATAACCGATTTGTGAAATTTGCTTCCAAGGCTTGCCATTTTTTTCACCCTCACGAATATCTAAAGATTCATTTTCTTTGAATATCTCAATAATTAAATCATTCTTAATCATGTCTATTTATCCTTACGCTATTAGTCTAATTACATTCGCAGTATCAAAACCATACTTTCTACTTAATTCGCCGACTTGAGGCTCGACATACCAATCAGGACGCTGATTATCAAAATCAACGTTAATTACTTGCAAGAGAGGAATTACATTATCTTTGCCCTGCCCTTGTAAGTTTTGAATTTGTGTTTTACTAAAACCAGCCGCTAAGAGTTCATTAAGATGATTATAAAAACTGCGAGTTGCAGAATAGGATTGTTTAACGGATTCATAACCATCAGAAATCAAAGAACGATAAAAACGAAATACTCTATCAGCTCTAGAATAAGTAATATTACCCTTTGGAGTCGTTGTAAAATAAATTTGTTTGAGTTTATTATGAACTTCATCATCGTTAAATATATTCATTCTTTGACCCTCAAGAGCGTGAAGTAATGGTGAAAATGCTTTTAGCCATATGTCTTTAATTAGTGATTTACCGTCTTTTTCGTAATCGTGCTGATATTTAATTGCTTGATATAAATTTTTAGGGATACCCATTGCATCAAGATAACGACGATGAGCACCAGCTTCAAAACGTGCAAGATTGCGAGCGAAATTAATCAAACGCGGGTCTGACATAACATCAATAACTCGGTCATATTGAGTTGTTCCCCTAGCTTGAGATGCGCGCAAGTTAGAAAGTTGAGAATTGAATTCGGGATATTTCAAATAGACTTTACGATCACAATGTCTAGAACCTTGCGTGAAATAACACGTTGTTTCGTGCTCGTTCCTTACGCTTTTTCTCATTTGATTGTTGGATTACGTTTTTCAAACACTGGATAACTTGCTTGCAC